ACCCCTGAGCTGCGGGAAAAATGGGGGGGGGCGCCCCTTCCAGCTTAAAGATGGGGTCCCCCCGCCTGGCGGACGGCGTCCTGGCCGTCTGTCATTCCCCGTCCCCGCCCCCGGTCAATGTCCAGCTTGTGGGTGTCGCTGGGCTGTGTCTCCATAGTAAAAGCAATCAGGTTCAGGTCATCCCCGGTAGTCGGTAGCGTAGCCATTACGGTGCCTCCCATCTGTCCAGAACGATATATTGCTGGCCGCCGTCGCACCGCAGCAGGGTAACCTTTTCATCCTTTTTGAGCCCAAGATGTACCCGGAAGGACTTCCGCCCCTTGTAGGGGTGGGAGTGTTCCACCGCTGTTGCGGAGCCGCCGCCGGTATAGGTGTCCACGACTGGATGACCGTGGCTGATGCTTTCCGTTACATGGTCTACCGTCATTTCCACTGTGAAGTCCCGGACGGCGTTGGTAAGAATCAGCTGAGTTTCAGACAGCACCAGCTTTTGGTCTGTTGTAATTTCCAGCGGGGACACAGCGGTCACGGTCCCGTAACATACCCCCATAGGCCCGTCGGCCTTCACGGCCTCTATGGCTGCCTGTTTCACGCTTCGGACCAGCTGATTGATATCAAGCGACAAACGTACCACCTCGCATATTCAAGTCCATTACGTGCTGTTCGTTGCTGAAGGTATGCTTGACCTGCTCCACCATGAGATAACTCGACAAGTTCATATCCCCTAGCCCCAGCATAACTACCAGCATCGTCCCGGCCCGCACCCGGACATCCCCCAGCACGTCTTTGAGCTTAAGTGTCCGGGTCTTGGTGTTGTAGAGACTAAGAAGGGCGTCAGCCATTGCCTTGGCGTTGGCTGTACTGTCGATTTTTTCATAGTACTGTAGGACACCCCACTGATTGATGCTGGAGCCGTCCTGGGCAATGAAGATCTCCCGCTTGCCGGTATCCTTATTCTCATAGGATAGCTTCACCTTATCGTAGGTCTGGGAGGCAATAGAGGTCTTATAATCGAAGTCCCCGGCTGTTTCATTGTCAACAAGCAACCCCAGCTTCATATCGCCGATATTTTTCAGCGTTAACTTGCCCACATCGTCATAGAGCACGTACATCTGTGACGTGGCTTTTAAGGTCTCGTCCAAAGCTGTCTGAATGATGTCAAAGAGAGTCTTGTTGTCCTCCACCCGGCTGGCGATTGTGTAGCCCGTATCCGCCAGGGCCCCCACATTGAGCTGGAAGTCCTCGGCAATCATACGGATGACCGCCGCCGCTGTCTTATTGGAATACACATAGGTGTCCTTGTTTTTGAGGTAGTAGAGCTGATCATAGACCGTGATGGTGATGACCTGATCCATACTCCCCTTCCTCGCCTTTTCAAAGACAAACCCATAGAAAATGGGGGTGCCGTCCACGGAAAAGCGGCAGGGGTCCCCTTCTTGGAAGCTCAGGCCAGGGGTTTTGACAATGTCAGCCGTGAGTTTGCCCGGCTGTCCTTGGCGTTCCCATTCAATGCTCACGCTTTCTACCACCGGGGGCAGCATAACGGCCCCCTGGTGCTGTATTAGTAGTTCATAGGTCATGGCAACGTAAGCACCTGCCCTGGGTAAATCAAATTCGGGTTGCTAATCTTATCCGTGTTCGCGTTGTATATCTTGCTGTACTCGGCGCCCTTACCGTAATACTTGGCCGCGATGGCCCACAGAGAGTCCCCGGCCTTGACCGTGTAGGTCTTGGCTGTCGGGGCGGTACTTTCCTCCCGCTCCTTCTCGACGGCCACGGTAGCCGGTTCCCCGGCCGTCTGTGGTTGCTCTACGGTTGCGGTTTTTGTCCCGTAGTCCCGCCACTGCTTAAGGTTGACGTCTACTGTCACGTCCAGTCCACTCTTGGCGTCCTCCGTGATGTTGTAGTCCTCCACGCTTACCTTGATGTTGGTATCGTAGAGCGCCCCACCGGAAGGGGCTCTCCGCACTAGAATGAACTGAGTGGTCTGCTTGCTGGTCTTAAGTAGCTCCAACACACTCAAATAGTAATCTGGGGAGTTGGAGCCGGTGAGCATGGGTAGATCAAATGGCACTGTTATCTCGGTAAGCCCTGGAAAGCGTAGGAAGTTGACCTCCCCCTCGTTCAGTAGCACAAGGGTTTTATTCTTTCCCTTAATTTTGACCTGCAGTTTACTAGGCGTAGGCCACTGCACTCCACCCAAATAACAGGAATAGCTCATACGTGCACCCCTTCCGCCGCTGTTAGCAGGGCTTCTGTAAAACCATCGGTTAGTGCGGAGATTACGCCGTCTAGGTCAGCCCCACCCTCAATCCGGTTCTGCATTCCAGTCATATCAATTTTAACTTCGGCGGTCGTAAAGCGGTTAATGGCATCCCGTTCCGCAATATCCCGGAGATACTCGAGTTCCTCCGTAGTCGCCGTTAGAGCATCAGCGGTGGCTCCAGTATTGGCCGCCGTCAGGGCCGCATTATTGGAGATGTCGTCCAGCGCAAAGGGGGAGTCGGCCCCATAGTTTTCGGCGGCCCCAAGGTCAAAGTTAAACAGGCCGCCCACCGCGTCTTCGATGCCGCGTCCCAGGCTGTTTCCGGCAGCCCAGGCGTCTCCGTACTCAATCCGCTGAATCTGATAGTCGGAGGCGTTCAGCTTCTCCATGACCTCAACTTGATCGCCAACAATTTCTTCCACCTTTGTGGCCACCGTGTTACGGAAGCCAGCCACCGCACTAGACATATCGGTGCCCAGCACAGTATCAATCAGCGATGCGGCACTTTGGACGATTCCTAAAATGAAGTCAAACATTCCGGCGAATAGGTTGATGATGGCTCCCACGGGGTCATTGAACACATTAGCAAAGAAGTTCGCAAAGGTGGCAATCAGGTTATAGAGCTCCACCCCAATTCCGATGACGAAGTTCACCACGCCCAGAATCAGATTGATAATAAACGCCCCCGCCACAGCGAAAGCGCCCATGACGATTCCTGTTGCGGACAGGGACGTCCCAGCAAAGTGGTTGATGGCCGCCACAGCTGCGTAGAAGGCCGCCACAAGAGCGATAATAAGCAGGACTATCCAAGTAATAGGACAAGCCAAGAGCGCCGCATTGAGGCCGTATTGGGCCACCGTGGCCGCGAAAGTCGCCCCGGTACTCATAGCCAGAGCTGCTGCCTTTACGCCCTCTGCAAGCGCCGTGGCCGCATTGAGGCCGTTTGTGATAAGTGCCACGGTATTGTAAGCGACGAAAGCCGCCACCAGCCCCCATACAATGGGCTCCAGCCAGCTCCAGTTATCTACCACTAGAGAGCCGCCGCTTATCAGTAAGTCAAGAACCACACCCGCCACAGCGGCTATGGTGGCCAGCCCGCTCACAATACCGTCGGTCACCGTCTCAAACCGCTCACTGTTCGCAACCTGATTCAGCTTGGAAAGGACCGGGTCAAAGGCCGCTATGGCCTTATTCTGCATCTGTGTCCATACCTGCCCCCAGGTCATGGGCATTTGCTGGAAACGGGCCTCTACTTCATCAGCGGAGTTGAAAACCGCTGCCTTGATAACGTCTGCGGTCAGGAGGCCCTCCGAGGACCAGTCCTTCATTGCCCCCGTTGCTCCCTGCACATTTCTCATATATTCCTCAATGGCTCCGGCAAGCATGGGTGCATTCTCGATGATGGAGCGGTACTCATCGCCCTGGAGGCGTCCCGAGCCCATAGCCTGAGTTAGCTGGTACATAGCCGCTGCCTGTTCTGTAGCAGACGATCCGCCAATGACGAAGTTCTTATTCAGCAGTTCCGTGAATCGAATCAGTTCGTCGTTGCTATTAAACGCATCTCCGGCCTGAAGCCCTAGCTTGCTAATCGTCTGCATCGTGCCCAAGTAGGATGCCCTAGACCTCTGCGCTGAGGCCATGATTTTCTGCTCCAGCGCGTCTACGGAGCCGCCGTCGTCGACAATAAGCGACAGGCGGGCGGGAAAACCGGCAAACCGGGGGGGAGGACAGGGGGAGGGGTTTGCCCCCCGCCCCCGCCGCCACCGTCGTCACAATGCCTTTGACCTTGCCCAACAGTCCGTCCGCAGCACTTGCCCCATTTCGAAGCCCCTTGTTAAGAACTTCTTCCTGCTGCGCCGCCCGACGGTAGGCTTCCGCCATGTTGTCGACATCCCGGTTCGCCTCCGCCCCCCGCCCCCCCGCCCGCCCCCCGCGTGGCCGCGGCGACCGTGCGCGCGCAGTCGCGCG